CCGTTGCCCCAAAGACCCTTGATGACTTCCTTGGCCACTTCTTCAATGGTCTTCTTGACCACGGTGCCACCCAGCTTGGTGACAATGGCACTGAATCCAGCGGCCTTCACCTTGGCAAGCAGTGCTTCGGCATTGGCCTTGACGGAATATGCACCAACCTGTACCCGGTACAGTTTGCCACCATCCACCACGGCAATGAAGGCATCAGAAAAACCAGCCGCCTTGACTTTGGCCAGCTGGTTTTCAGCATTCTTCTTCACACTGTATGCCCCCACCTGCACCCTGTACAGGACTTTTTCAGCGGTGTCCGGTGCAGTTTCATCCTTGGCAGAATCGTTGCCCATGGCGGCACTGACAGCCTTCCTGAAGGTGTCCATGGTGTAACCCATGCTCAGCTGATTCCACAGATGTTCCGGATCCCCATGGTTGGAAGCAATACCACGCTTGTGGCCTTCCTTGTGGCTGACAATCACACCATCAGCCAGCGGATCCAGATTGTAGGTGGTGCACAGATGGGCAAACAGGGCAACCGCATTGTCATAGGTTCGCTGTGCCACGGCACGGGCAACCGGCAGGTTGGAACAGGTGAAGGTGGATCCACCAGTGTACTTGATGCAAGCCGGTTCACACATCTCCACACCAATGTGGGTGTTGTTGGAAGAACCACCACCATGCCAGCCACGATGATTCCACGGCAAAGTCTGATAGACATCACCGGTGTTGCCGTCAATGAAGGCATGGACACAGGCACTGTCATAGTCAGATCTGTTCCAGTTCTTCACAAAGACGGATGCAGAAGGCTGGGGACAGCCCACGCTGTGAAGCATCAGACCCTTGACGGTGATCTTCTTCCCGGCCTTATAGCAGGGATTGGCGGTCAGAATAGACTGAATGATCTTCATTCCGCATCACCACCAATGAACTGGGTAAACATCTGGTGCATACCAGTGGAAGCAAGGCCGGAAGCCATGCCACCCAGCAGAATTTCAGGGGTGAAGGCAAAATCATTCAGCCACACATTGATGATGGTACCCAGCATCAACATGATCAGGGGGATGAATCGGTTCACCTTGTCGGAAGGCACAATGTGCTTCAGCACATAGCCCACACACAGGCAGATGCCCACCACGATCAAAACCAGATAGTCATTCAAAAATTCCATGTCTTTCATCCTTTCTTAAAGTCCGATTTTGGCCAAAAGAAAAGCAAGCACGGCACCGGCAACAGCCCAGATGATTTTATCCATCAGACTGTCCCATTTTTGTCCGGACTTGCTTGTCAGGCTTTTTACATCGTTTTTGATTTCTTTCACATCGTTTTCAACAGCTTCTTCCCGGACGGCCAGCACCTTCACCGTGCTGACCAGATCATCAAGATTGTCTTGCCGTTTTTCCAGTTCATCCAACCGATGTGTGTTGGACTTTGACCGCCCTTCAATTTCTGTCAGGCGGTGTTCAATGTCTTTTTCATCCATATGAATTCACCGTCTTTCTGTCAGACACCAAGGACATACCGCAACACCCAATGGTTGTTGGCATATGTCACACCATTCTTTGTTCCGGTCAGACCGTTGTTGGCATGTCCAGTTATCTGTTCATCAGAAATATACAGATACTTTGTGCCAATGTAGGAAAAGTCCGATGTGCACAACTTGCAGTTATATCCTGCACCGGGTTGGGCACTGACCATGTACTTTGGAATGAACTGACATTCAAAGTGGTGGTTTTGACTTGCTCCATTTTCATAGGCACTGAACACCAATACGATTCCGCTCGGTTGTTTGCTGATGGCTTCTGACAATGGGATGATGTGTTCTGCCGTCATGTAATAACCACCAGACCACAGCAGTTTACTTTCAATACCTGCCCTTAATCGGACGGGAATGCCGATGTCCAGAAGGTTTTCTTCTTCCACAACCTTGCCAATACCAACACCAGTGCCACCTGTACTGAAGTGCATCAGGGTGAAGGCCGTGGATGCACTTGTTGTGCTGGTTGTAGTCTTGAAATTATCCTTGACCACAATCTGCACATCATAGGATGATCCACTGTCAGCCGCAAAAATATAAGCCGCATTTGATACGCTGTATGTGTTCGCATAACTGGACAGTGTGACAGAAGTGTAGGAAGTGGCCGTGGTTTTCTTGTACTTCAGGGTATAACTTGCGGTGTTTTTGCTGTTCAGGCTTGTGACACTGCCTGAAAATACCACCCGTACATATTCACCCTGATCATTGGCCGTCCCATCAGCATCACAACGATGGACAGACAATGCCGTGACCTTTGGTGCAGAATAGTTCAGCACCGTTGCCGATACAGATGCAGATCCAGACCGGCCACGCTTATCTTTGACTGTGGAAGAAACAGTCAGTGTGCCGGAAGATTTCAGAACACCGGTGGTGAAGGATGCCGCTGTATAAGTGGCACCATTGGCTGTGGTGCTGTAAGAAGCAATTGCTGACCCATGGGAAGTGGTGGCTGTGACAACCACCTTGAACTTGGACAGTCCCTTGATATAACCACCATAGGTGTCAGCATATCCCATGGCATCAGTCACATTGACTGTACAGGACGGCTTCACACTTGCCGGAATTGAACAAGTGATGGTCTTGGTGTTAGAACCAATATTGGTACTTCCGTTGTATGTGGTGATGGTCAGTGTGATTGATACGCTGGTACCGGTGGTGTTTTCACTTGCCAGTGACAAGGGTGGTGTCCAGCTGATGCTGGTATTGCTTGACTTAGTACAAACAGTGCCAGATGTGTCACCACACTTGTATGTGATGGTGTGGGTGAAGCTGGAAGATTCCCTTGTAACAGTCAGTGTCTGTGCCGTTCCCAGTGTGCCATTGCTGGCTGACAAGGTGGACTTCCGGGGGATTGTTGGCAAATCCCAAGAACCGCTTCCTGTACAGTTGACCGCCCAAACATAGATACCACCTTCAGCAGATGCCTTGAATGACTTCTTGCCTTCTGCATCGTGTGAAAATGTGTATTTGCCGCTTGCAACAACAGTGCCGTTGTACAGGTTTATGTAATTGCTTGATGTTCCTTCGCCCTGATAGTATACAGTTTCACCCGCAATGGTAACTTTGATATTTCTGGCTTTATAGTAGCTTGAATCAGCCGCACCAGCACCCTTCAAAGTCCATGAAATAGTTGTGGTATTGTTGGCAATGCTTTGATTGTCAACTTCCCACGAAAATTGCAAATATCGACCTTCGTAATTGCCAGTTTTGAAACTTCCGCTTGATACTTCTGCCATACTTTAACCACCCCTTTATGATGTTACTGTGATTATGGCGGCATTGCTTGTCAGACTTTTTCCGCTAGAATCGCTGACAACACAACGATAATAAATAGTTTTGTGAGTTGTAGTAGGTACACTGGTGTTAATGCTTGCGGTGTTCCAATGGGTAAGGTCTTCCCATGTTTCCCCATCATTACTCCGTTGCCACATATAGGACAAACCAGAACCAGAAGCCTCAACGGAAAGTGTGAATCCCCTATTCACTTTTACAGTTTGGCTTTGTGGATGCGTTATGATTGTCAACACTCGAATGTCACTGACCTTCAAGAATGAAAGTGATCCATCAGAACGGGGGATGAATGCGAAGTTGCCGAACTGCGCCCGTTCATTGACTGCAATGATGATGTTACCAGTGTAGAAGTTTTCACCATCCCACAGGCCAAACTGCACACCATTCTTCTTGAAGACAATGCCCTTTTCATTGTCAACTTCCAAGGTGATGGCACTGTCACCGGATCCAATGGTGATGGCCGTTTCACCAGAAAAACTGATGTACTTGTACAGCTGTGTGAATTTGGACTGAAGATCCCCGTCCACATCATTGATCTGTTCCGTTGTGGTGGTGAAGTTCATGTTGATTTCATCGGCCATGATTTCAAGCTGTGCTTGCACCGTCTGCCTGAATTCCTCATAATCAGATGTTTCCACATAGGATTCCAATGCAGACATGATGATCTGTTCACAGTTGTTGATGATCTGTGTGGCCTGTGTGATCTGCACATTCTTCACATAGGAAATTTCACTTCTGTTTTCTTCAATGTCCTTTTCTGCAATCTCAATCCGTTCAACATTGCTGGACTGATTCTGATTGTTGACATCAATCAGTGTCCGGACAGTATCACCAATGGTGATGGTGGTGTTTTGGGGATTCACAAGATCAATGTCCAACTTGGTCAGCGGATAACTGACACCATTCACACCGTGTACCGGGGAATCCACCAGAATGTTCCGATATACCCGGAAAGACTGGATCTGATCATCTGTGAAGTGCAGATCCACCGCCTTGATGGTGATGGTGTTGGACAACAGCATTGTTGTCCCGGCCAGATATGTCATGGCCTTGGTCTTCAGGTTGGCCACTTCTGTGACATCATCCCATGTGGAATCTTCCACCGGGACACACTTCCAACCATACTGATCCACCGCTGACTTGGAATAGATGAACTTCCCCTTCTTCACCAGATCATCTGTCAGATCACCATCTTCCAGACTTTCCAGTGTCACAATGGTCTTGGTACCGTCTTCAGCTTCAATTTCAGCACCCAAGGGAAGGATTGCTGAATAGGTTTCAGTTGCATCAGATGCATTGGTCAAGTCCAGCAGATTTTTACCAAGGGTGATCCGCTGGGTGTTGGTCAATTCAAAGGTGGACACATAATCCACATAGGTCTTGTCCGATTCACACCGGGTGCATAAATATCCACCCAGTTCTGATTCAAACAGTTTGGACTTCAGTGCAGTCCATGTGGACAGGTATTTTTTAGAAGATCTGGTGATCACATTGTTGGGATCCGTCACAGTGACATTGCCCACATACAGCTTCTGCCAGTCTTCCACTTGTCCATTGTGCTGATCTTCAATCAGCCACTTCAGGAAATATTCCACCACATTGGTGGAATCAGCGGCATCCGGGAAATCTTCCGGGAAGCTGAAGGGTGGGATGATGCTGTCATTGGTGAATGCCAGAACACCTTCCAGATCCACATCCAGCCGGTTGTTGAAGTCCCGGCTGTCATTGGTCATCCGGCCACGGAAGATGGGGTGATCATCCTGCCGGATTTCAAAAATGGATTTCAGCTTCTTCAGATGCCCATAAAAGGGATGTGTGGACAGGATGGTGAAGGATCCTTCACCAACCGTGTTCACTTCCAACTTACATTTTGGATTCAAAACCACAAGGGAATCATCCCGGTGATCATGTAGGATGTAATCATCACACCTGATCTGGTACATTACAGATCCCCTTCCTGATAGGTGAATGTCACATCTTTGGCAGATGTCACAGTCACCGGATTTTTACCTTCCACCAATTCAATGCCCAGATCCTTGTGTGTACCGGCACTGAAGTTGAAGGTGCTGTCACCAAAAATGATGACAGTTTCCGCTGTACAGGTGATGGTGGGCACAACCGTCTTCCTGCTGTTCTGAAGGGTCTTGGTGACCTTCTCACCAGCCGGGATGATCACAGTTGTCTGATTGGTTTTCAGCTTGTACGGTGCCACGGTAGCCCCCACAACGATCTTGTGAAGGTTCTTGTTAGAAGAATATTCATCAACAGAACACCGTCCGTTCCAGTAATAGTCCGGATCCTTGTCCACCGTGATCTTGCACCGCTTGCCGTTCAACAGGTTGCTGATTTCCTGTTTCTTTTCTTCAAAGTCATCAGACGGAAAGACCGTGAATGTAAATTTACACGCACGGTCTTTGTATCTGACTTCACCCAGTGCTTCAGTTAGATCCACAGATCCATCACCACCGGGAATGTCCACAAAGTTGGTCTTTGCGGTGGCAGGGGGGATCTTGACTTCAGACAACACCAGATTCAGATCTTCATAACTGTGGACTTGATCAAACCAGATACCTTTCATCATCTTCCCCTGCCTTTCTTAATTGCAATTTTGCCCAGTTCAGCATCCATGGCCGGTGCCATGGCCAGCACTGCACCATTGGTGTCAAACATCATAGGTGTCCGCATGGCTTCCAGTGCATCCGGGAAGAACTGAACCAACAGATCAATGATTCTGGCCAACTGTTGTGCCGTTGCACTGTTTTCAGCCCGGACAACCTGTTGGATCAGCCGCAACAGGGTTGCGGTGCCACTGACCACTTCACTGCCAGCTTCACCACCACCCAACAGGGATCCGGTTGCTGGATTATAGCCAAAGATGGTGGGCTTGTTCATGATCATGGGGTTGTTCATGGCATCGGCATACCAGCTGATTCCCAACTTCGGAATACTGCCTTTCAGCAAGTCACCGATCTTCCAACCGGAAGGGCTGACAGTGAAATGGGGCAGTTTGATGTTGGGGAATTCCAGCTTCATGCCGCTGAAGAATCCCTTGATCTTGTCAATGATGCCCTTGATGGTATCACGGGCTTTTTCAATGGGTGTGGTGATGGCTGTCTTGATGCCGTTCCAGACAGATGTTGCAACGGACTTGATTCCATTGAACACACTGGAAATGGTGTTCTTGATACCATTCACAACACTGGAAATCACAGACTTGATACCATTCCAGACACTGGAAATGGTGTTCTTGATTCCGTTCATCACGCTTGACAAGACGGCCTTGATTCCGTTCCACACGGAAGAAATAACAGACTTGATTGCATTGATGATGTTGGAAATGGATTCCTTCACACTTGTCCAGTCACCTTCAATCACACTGAAGATGATGTTCATCACATTGGCAATGATGGTCTTGATGGCATTCCAAACAGTGGTGATGACATTCTTGATGGAATTGATCACCGTGGAAACAACATTCTTGATGCTGTCCCAGACCGTTGAAAACACATTCTTGATGGCATTCAACACGGTGCTGATAACATTCTTGATGCTGTTCCAGATGGTTGTGACCACATTCTTGACCGCAGTGAATACAGTTGTGATGTAGTTCTTGACCGCATTGAAAATATTTTCAATATAGGTCTTGATGCCTTCAATTGCCGGATTGCCCTTACCAATGCTGTCCCAGACACCGCTGAACCACTCACCGACACTTGCAAATACATTCTTGATAGCTTCCCAGATGCCCTTGAAGATGTTGACCACACCTTCCACCAGTGCTGTGAATATCTGGGGAAGTGCCTGAACGATTCCCAGCACAAGCTGACCTATTCCTTCCAACAATGCCGGAAGGTTAGTCAGAAGCCCGGTGACAATCATGGCCACAATCTGGGGCAGTGCATCAACCAAGGCTTGAATGATCTGGGGCAGTGCTTGAACAATACCCATGACCAAGGAAATAAGTCCCTGAATCAGTGCCGGAAGGTTCTGCAACAGTGCATTCACAATGCTGATGATGATTGCAGGTAAATGGTTGATGATTGGCTGGATGATCTGGGGAAGCATTGTGCAAATACTCACAATCATAGACACCAGACCTTCAACCAACATCGGAATCAGGGTGGGCAATGCGGACACCAATGCCTGAATGATCTGGGGCATTGCCTGAATCAGTGCATTGATAATCTGTGTGATTCCGTCAATCAATGCCGGAAGTGCACCCATCAAAGCGGAAATAATTCCGGGAAGTGCCGCCACCAATCCATTGATCAGGCTGACTGCACCTTCAATGATGACGGGCAGAAGCTGATTCAACAGTGGGGGAATCATCGGAATGACCTGATTGATGATTTCCGTGATGCCACTGATCAACCGGGGTGCAATCTCTTTCACATTGTTGACAATGACATTGGCCGCATTGGAAAAAGCGGACACCAGCTGATCAACACTGCCGGATCCATCCAAGAAGTTGGTCAATGCCGCCTTTGCCGTTCCAAGGGAACCGGCAAGGGTCTGATTTTCCTTGGCATAGTTACCAGCGGCATAAGATGTCTTGTCAAGGAACATTTCCATGGCAAGTGCAATCTTTTCCTGCTGGGTCATTTCCTGTGTGGTCTTATTGATGCCCTTTTCCAGTGCATAGGCATTCAGGCTGGTGTCATTCATGGCCACACCAAGGTTGTCCATCATGGTGAAGTTACCCTTGGCGGCACCGGCAATGGCTTCCATGGCGGCACTGGTATCAATGCCCATGATGGATGCCACATCTGCCGCCCGTTGCATGGCCGTGGCTGACAGATCAGAAGATTCCTGAATACTGAATCCAGCACCTTGGAACAGTGCACCCATCTTGTTGGCCGTGGCAAGGAAGTCACTGGTGGACAGACCCATGTTGGAAAAGGCATTCTTTGCCGTTTCCTGCATCTTGCCAGCATACTGGCCAAAGACCTGTTCAGAACCGCCCATGTTCTGTTCCAGTTCACCGGACAGATTCAGGGCTTTAACGGTCAGACCGGCCATGGCAGTGCCACCAACTGCCAGACCCGTCATGATTGTTTTACCGACAACAGCGGCACCCTTGCCCATGGTGGAAAAAGCCTTGGATAGCTTGCTTTCCGTCTGTTGTCCCTTGTTACTGGTTTCATCCAGTGCTTGGTTGGCTTCACTGTTTTTGATGGCAATGGTACCAACCAATTCAAACAGATCCATTTACACTTCACCTTCTTCCTGATAGGGGTTGAAGTTCCCAAGAATGTCCATGGATTTCTTCACAGTTGCTTCCATAAAGTCTTCAGACATTTCTTGCAGATCTTGGGTCACCTGCAAGGCATCACAGAATTCAGAATAGGACTTGTCCCACACTTTGTGCAGGAAGTATTCCCACCGGTCATCTTCAATCTTCTGTTCACAGAAGGCATTGATGAATTCACAGAACCGTGATGTCTGAATATAGCCAGTTAATAAAGAATATGGATCTGCATATTTTTTGAATAGCAGATCCATAAACTTCATGTCACCTATTTGAACAATACGGAAACAACCTTGATAAAATCCTTGAATTCGTCCTTCTTGACAAAATCAATCACCATAGCGGTGAAGGTGGGGAAGTCCAGCTTCTTGACCTGATCCACAGTCAGGTTGGAAGTGTTGGACAGCATCTGGAAGATTTCCTGTTCACACTTGGGAAGGTTGCCAATGACCACATTGACAACTTCCAGCGTGACGGCAATACCCATGGTCTGGGTGAAGTTGATCATGCCGTTGTCACCGGTCAGGGTGCTGAACATCTTCTGGACAGATTCCTTTCCAAAGCATTCAGCAAATTCATTGATGCCGATCTTGCCAAGGATCTTGAACATCAGGAATACATCAGTGGCTTCCAGCTTGCGGAAAGTGTACACCTTTTCAGCGGTGGTGATGTCACCTTCCTGCATAACAGTTCCGGTACCTTCAGCGGCAACCGGTTCAATGACATTTTTGTTCATTGGGATTCATCCTTTCATCATTAAGCCTTGACGGGCTTTTCATCGTTTACAGCTTCAATGAACGCACCCTTGTTGCGGATCTCATTGAAACGGGCAGGGGTGATGTCAATGACTTCACCCTTCTTCCGCACCTTCTTGGCCACGGAATCATAAAACTGGATTTTGACTTTTGCCTTCATGGTTCATGTCCCCCTTTAGACCACAGGATCATTGGGATAGTAGATCTTGACAGGCAGGGTGTCAAAGGTGCTACCATCTTCCAGATTGGCATAGGCTTCCATGGTCAGCTTGACCACAGCCTGTTCCTTGTTCTTGGTTTCAATCTCCATGCCGGAAGTACACAGGGCATTTTCCATGATGAAAATGATGGTCTTCTTGTCATTCAGGGTCTGGCCGACAAAACCAAAGTTTTCAACATAGTCACCTTCTTCAATGGCGGCCTTGTCCTGAAGCATGGTGTAACCATCAACATCAGATTCACCGGTCTTGAACAGGGTTGCCATCTGCATGACGGGGATGGACAGTTCTGCAAAGTTGACTTCAGCGGTCACGGTGCCGCCCTGCTTGACGGCCATGCCCTTGACCTTCACCAGTGCACCATCAACTTCAATGTCAATGAATTCACCGGTGATGGAAATCTTGCCACCACCATTGGTGGCACCCAGAATGTCACCAGTCCACTTGCCATCCACGAACTTCAGGTTGCGGTGATAGGTACCAGCACCCAGCAGAATGTTTTCCGGGGTGGTGGTAGAAATACCGTGCTTACCGATAATGGCCATGTTAGTTCATTCCTTTCCATTCTTTGATACGCAGATTGATTTGAATCCGCTTCAGATCCGCTTCACCGGTAGGAACCGGGAAGCTATTTTCATAATAAATTGCAACCGCCCCATCATCAGTGGACTTCCGCAGTCCACAGACGGGGTGGAAATGTTTTTCAATCTTTGCCCGGAACTGTTCCAGTTCCAGCCAAGATCCACCAAACTTGGTGTTGGTGGTACCGGTCAAGATCAGGGTTGCTTCCTTGCCACCGTCTTCAGCGGTGGGGGGCACTTCTGAATATTCACCGATAAAATAGGGATATTGAACAGGATCCGTCCATTCCATGAATTCATAGGGGACACCAATGCTGTTCAGTTCCGTGGTAATGATACCAAGTGCAGACATCATGACAATCCCCCCTTGAATCTGTCCTGAATGAACTTGATCAACTTGTTCTTCATGCTGGTATATGCCTTGTGGAACGGTCTTCTGGGTCTTTTGCCGTGGGTGAAATGACCTTCACCCTTTGCATCCACATAGAACCAGCCGCCTTTTCTGCCGTCACCGTTCAGGGCATAGTCACCGGTGCCAAATTCTTCCCAGATGGCATTCTCATAGTCAGATCCCACAGCGGCAACATAATCTTCACCGGATTGGGTCACCCTGTGTTGCCAACTGTTCTTGGTCTGTCCGGTGGCCACTGCTGTGTTCCGCTTGACCTGTGATTCCAATTCACCAGCCGCTTCTTCCAAGGAAGACATGGCCAGTTCTGCAATCAGGTTCTTCACTTCTTCACTGTGATCAAGGAACTTGATGCTGGCCATCAGAATCACCCCACATACCGCAGATAGATTTCTAACTGCTGATGCAGTTCCATGGGATCATCAATCAGCAAAACATCATAGACCGTGCCATTGACCACCAGCCGCTTGTCATCGGCCTTCCGCTCAACTGGCACATAGTCACAGAGGAAGATGTGGGTGGATTCCTGAAGTTTGGCATGAAAATTGGTGTACTTGGAATCACCGGCTTGCAGATCCAGCCAGCCGGTGATCTGCTGGACATCCTTCCATGCTTGGATCTTTTCACCAATACCATTGGTGGTGGATCCGTTTTTCTGCTGAAGAACCGCTTCAATGTTTCCACCAATCATGGTCAACACCTTGCTTTCTTGTACAGCTTCAGGCCGTTCAGGATGCCCACCGGATAACCCATGAACAGGGTTGCACTGTCTTCATAGGTCACAGAATGACGGCTGATGGTTTCGGACTTCACACCCACCTTGTCACCCATGGTCTGCTTCCACTTGTACAGATCCACAGCACACTGGATGACATCTGCCGGATATTTGATCTTGGTCACCAGATTGAACTGGGTGGGCATCAGTGCCTTGTCCAGTTCAAGGTGGTCTTCATCCACCACAGTGACCACATACAGTCCATCATTCACACCGGATCCGCTGATCTGTACGGTGTCCCCCACAGCAAAGCACCGGGGGGAACCGTACACCCAGAAGTCTTCAGATCTTCCAGCAAAGCGGACAGGCCGCTGTTGGAAGTTGTTGTTGGTGTATGCCCTGATGACCGCTTCAATGGCTTCCAGCTTGGCAGTGATCAGATCATCAGTGGCCGTGCCACAGTTGACCTGTTTCTTCAGATCTTCAACCGTGATAATCATCAGGATTCACCGCCCATCAGATCAAGCCTTTTCCTTGGTCTTCAGGATGACAACCTTGGCTTCATTGGTCAGGGCAGGCATACCGAATGCGGTACAGACAATCTTGTCACCCACACCGGTTTCACGCTCATGCTCAACCAGATTGCCACGCTTCAGGAAGTAGGTGACAGCAGGAAGATCATCTTCAGTTTCAGTGGTGTTGTCCAGCTTGATGATGGGGTTGTAGTACACACCATCTGCCAGCTTGACCTTGTTGGACACCACAACATCACAACCGGCCACACGGCCAATTGCACCGGACACCATGACACCGGACTGGAACTTGTCAGCAGACAGGAAGTCAGGATCCTTTCTCAGCTGGGTCTTCTGCTTGCTGTGGATCAGAATGACCTTCCGGGAATCTTCTTCCTCATTGAACATGTCCACACCATCAACGATGGAAGCATACTTGATGACAGCGGTGCTGGCATCGTGGACATTCTTGGCTTCATACAGGACGGCCACACGGTCATTGTCCAGCTTCTCACTGATGGACATTGCAATCTGATTGGTTGCAGTGCCCATGGGGTTGCCATAACCGGACAGCTGTGCTTCATCGGTCAGCATGACACCCTTACCAATCTTCTTGATGCCGTACTGGGCAGTGGTGAAGGCCATTTTGGTGGTGTCGATGGGCTGACCTTCAGCATAGTCTTCAGCCGCACCGATGTAGCCCCAACGGGGAATGGTGACGGTGGAACCGGGAACACCCTGAAGGGTGCTGTCCACCTTGATGTAGCCGGTCATAGCGGCCTTTGCGGTAACCTTTGCATTGATCATGTCACTGACCACTTCAGGGTCAAAGACATCACCGTTTACCAGAGTAGTGACATTAGTCAGATCTGCCATTTTTCATTCATCCTTTCATAAGCTGGCCATACAGTTCCGGGTTGGACTGCTTCAGTTCAACACGGGATGCATAGCCCATTTTGTTGAATTCTTCTTTGGTGACACCCTTGTCACCGGGGTTGTTGCGGTCAGGAAGTTTCTGGGGATCAATCTGCTTGGACTGGGATGCAGATTCAAAGAATGCCGGGAACTGGGTCTTCAGACCGGCCAGCTTGTCATCAATGCCCTTGATGTGACCCTGATCATCCAGTTCCAGATCACCCTTTTCCTTCAGTCTGAAGGTCATGTAATCCACATCAGTGGCCTTGGCACCCACCAGAGCAACCTTGATGGCCGCTTCCAGCTGGGTCTGTTTCAGCTGTTCCTGAAGCTGGGTGATCTGGGCTTCATAGCCGGTGATCTTGCCCTGAAGGGCTTCATTGTCCTTTGTACCGGCCTTCAGCTGTTCAATCAGCTTGGTGGATTCACCATGCTGGGTGGTCAAATTGTCATGGTCTGCCTTCAGCTTGGGATAGCGGACATCCATGTTTTCATGGCTGGTGGTGAAGATCTTGTTCTGCTTCATTTCACCAATCACGGATTCAATGGATGCATCATCCAGACCCTTGGCCTTCAGAATTTCCTGTAAAGTCATACTTGATCAATTCCTTTCATACGCTTTTTACGGGTTTTCGATCCCGGATTATTGGAATAGTGTTTTTACACCCACCACGGTGATTGATGGCGGCAAGTGCTGGATTTGAACCAGCGGAACGGATCCCGTTCAATGGTTTAGCAAACCACCGGTTTAAGCCACTCACCCAACTTGCCATATAAAAAGCACCACCCAGTGAAGGGCGGTGCTTAATTTAATTAAAGTGTCCGTAACGATGCCGCCATAAAGTCAGCAAGACGGTTGTTTCCAGCCGTTGTCAGATGGACACCATCGGTGAAATAGTGTGTTTTTTCCGCTTCAACAGTCCCATCCATGCCGGAATACCGCAGTAGATCAAAAAACGGGATGGAATGTCTGCCGCAGATTTCCCGGTACATATCCGCTTCCCCAAAACTCCATCCCCAATGTGTATGGGGATGGCTGAAAAACACAATGTCTGCATGGGGATATTTAGTCCGCAGAATGTCAATCAGCGCAAGACCAGCACCAGCAATGGTTGAAACATCATTGACAGTTTTATCTTCTGCATCAGCAAGCGTTCCAGTGTTGTTTGCTTCGTTGTAAACACCATAAGCCGACCCATTATCATTGATGGAAGTCATCACAATGATCAAATCAAGACCATCAGCCATATTTGGCGCACGGTCACGGTATGTGTTTTCACCTTCGCCCCGTGCGCTTGTGACGGTTGTTCCAGCAACACCATAATTGGTGATAGATGCAAAGCCCATCTTTCTGGCAAGCCGCTTTTGCCAGCTATTTCCCATAGATGTCAAGCTATCACCAAGGCAACCAACAGCCGCCCCACGGAATCTGTGTGGTCTTGCATCCATGGCAAGTTCATCCCATGAAATGCCGCCATTGCCAACATTGCCAAACAATTCAGGCACAATGTAGCCATACGGAACATAAATATCAAGGGGATTTTCCGTACCAGATAGCACCATGACTGTTTCAACCGTATCAGCATGGACAGGAACACGCATATATTTTGCAGTTGCAGGAATGGTGATATAGTTTCCACCAACGGTCAGCGTTCCGCTTTGGGTGGTCAGTTCCTTATCTTCAGTATAGAAGATTGCACTTGCTTCATTTGTGGCATTCCAGTTGATGTTCTGAAGGTAATACTTTTCACCGGGATTGACCGGGATCAGATAGGAAAAATATGCCCCAGAATAATCACCAGCACCGCCCCAGTATCTGCCGCTGGAATGCTGATATGCAGTGGAATATTCCATATAGGCATTTTCTTCCGTGTTCTGTGAAAGGTCAAAAACATTCTTTACCACACCAGCCAGCTTTTCGGGGGTGATGGACTTGTCGGCAATTTCACCGCTACCGTCACCGCTGACTTCGATGGCGTTGCCGTTAGCATCGTAAAGCACCATAATTTATCACGCTCCCGTATAGTTGTAGTTTACCGTGGTAGCACCCCAAGGGGCGTTTGCAACTGCGCCTTCTGCCCAAGGGACGTTTACTACGTTAATTCCAGACAACGCAGTATTATTGATGTTTTCCGGTGTACCCTCAAACGTCAGGTTTTTTGTGCCGCAGTTGTAAAAAATATACCCACCGGTCAGCTTCTTCATCGATGCCGGGAGCCGTGTTAGCACAACATTAGAACAGGAGTTAAACACCCACCCGCCGAGTTCTTCCAGTGTATCGGGCAATTCCGTAAGCACAAGGGACGAACAGCCTGAAAACGCATAACCGCCGATGTAGGTAACACCGGGCATATTGATGCCGGAAATATTCGCATTACTAAAAAGAAAGTCTTTAATGGCCGTTACCGAACTGGGCAAAGACACAACGCCAGAAAGTGTGCCTTCAAGCAAAGGTACCAGCATATCCTCACTGCCCCCGCTACTCTCCACATTCACAACAGCCTGTGCATAATTGGACACATCGTGTGTGCCATTTTCGGTGATGGTCACACTTCCGCTGGGTTCGGTGATTTCATCCACATCCCGGAAGTTGGCAGTTCCACCACCAGTCACGGGAAGCTGAACTTCAGAAACACCCGTATATTCGTTTCCGTTTACAGTTACATTTTTCATGTTTTTCACTCCTCATGCAATCGCCAGAACGCTTCCGCTTTGGGTGACAGTGACATCAGATGTGATGATCAGAACACTTCCAACTTGGGACACACCGGAATCATCACCACCGCCACCATTCCACAGCGTTTCAAGCTGGGTGATTGTTGTGCTCATGTTTGCGGTATAGGCGGCATTTCTGAACAGGGTCAGAATCAGGGTTTTTTCCACATCGGTCAGACCCGTGCCTTCCGGGACTTCAACCGGATGATCTGCCATGTATGTTTCCACAGCAGTTGCAATCCGATCATCTGATACACCGCCACTGTCAATCAGTTCCTGCCGCCACTGTTCCAGAATGTCAGCATATTCTTCCACAACGGCTTCACCATTGTAGATGCCGGAAGAAACGGAAATACCAGAATAGACAGCGGTATTCCATACATAGTCCACAGTGCCATCAGTGACACAGGCAAAGCGGATCAGGAAGTTCAGGGATCCAACCAGCTGGGTGGCATTCTGACTGATCAGCCAAGACAGGATGACCACATCATCACTTTCCGGACTGATCTGCATGTCATCCACATCATACACACCCACATTCTTGGCCTTGGTCTGGCTGTCAATGTTGATGTAGTGGATCTGAATGACATTACACAAGGACATGTCATGGTCTTCAACCTTCCGGGGGATCTCAAAGGTGAAGCGTTCACTGTTGTGGTCAAACTGGATCACATTGGTCTTGGTGGATGCTTCATTCTTCAATACCCTTGTGATGGGATTGATGGAAAAATGACTGTCAGTGTCATACACACTGTGAATATGTGCCATAGTGAATTCCCCCTTTCGTTAAATTGCACCGCCCAAGGCGGTGATGATCTTGTCAATGACTTTGTTGGTGTCCCGGTTGTATTCACATTCCACAATGGCACCATCAGTGTCAGTCAGAATGGTCATGCTGGGGGACAGGGAAGTCATGTCAGAAATAGATCCATCAGATTCTGGTGTGTGGGTTGTGGGTGACTGGTATGCTTCAAAGTCCGTTGCAGTCAGGCCAGCTTCCACCTGCACATAAACGGTACCGCCACACACCACACCGTTTTCATATCGTTTGATACCGATGTCCCAATACACTGTGTCAGGATAATCATCCAGATTCAGTGTGGCACTGGTTCCGGTCTGGATCTGCTTGATGATGGTCTTGTTAGCATTTTTCAGCTGGAAGTCCCAAACAATGTTGGTGAAGTTACCGGACAGTGACAGAGTGATATAACCGGCCTTTGTCAGTGCCACCCCGTTATATATGGAATATCTGCCAAGATCCGTGGGTGTTCCGCTGACACCGATGCCGCCACCCTTCAGTCCGGTGAAAGTCACACCACCGGTTGTACCGGACTTACCCACAGCAATGCTGGGACACAGGTTCTTACCGTACCGCTTGACTGTCACCGCTGTGGGGGCAATATAGGCTTCATAATCCGTGGCAGTGCCACCCCGTTCAAGCTGAATGTTGCGGTAGGTGATTGTATCACCGGCATAGGCAACACCCAGACGGAAGGTGATGAATTCACAACCACGGGGAACCGTATATACAAGCATTTTCTGGGCTGACCATGCCATACCAAAATCAGCCGTTGCACCATTGGGGAAGATGTACACACTTCCTGATGCATCGGCATCATCCACATTCCATGACAAGGTGATCTGTTCACCGGGGGTCACTTTGATTCTTACCGATTCCGGAAAGTCAGATTCACTGTACAGGGTATAACAGTCATTAGCATTGGCTGTCAGGGTCACAGCACCGGCATCAGTGAAGGTTGCAGTGCCGTTTCTGATTGTGATCCCTTTCCATGCCGCATAATTGAACAGGTTCTTGCCGTGGATCTTCACCACCGGACTGTGTTCCACAGGGGAAACATCATCAGCCACAACCACAGCCCCGGACAGATTACCCTTGATGGCATTGGCCAGTTCATTGACCTTGGCTTCCATTGTGGTGTAGTCATCCGGAAGGGTTGCAATGCAAGCCTGAACAATCTGTTCCGCTTTGGTCTGGAATTCTGCCACATGATCAGCCACAGCTTCATCAAAAGCCCGGATCACGGTCTTTGATTCCGTTGCACCCGAATCCTTCAGGGACTTTTCCACCAGCATCAGGCCGGTGAAGGTGGTGATCACATCGGATCCACTTGTCAGACTGACCTGATAGGGAACTTTGCCATGTTCAGTGATTGCCTGATTGTCAAGATCAATGGTGATGGTGTTGTCAGCAACGGTGATCCCATCTTCCTGATAGACAAACTTCCCGGAAGGCTTCTGCACATACATGGTGGCAGTTGCCCCGGAAGGAATATCAAGATCCATCACAGTGAACACCAGCTGGATGCCGGTGTCATACTGGACAACATCAATCTGTCTGACATTCCGCTTCTTTGTCAGATAGATGTTGATTTCTTTTGTTGCTTTCATACTCATTTCCTCATTTTATTGCATGAAAAAAGGACTGATTGATTCAGTCCTTGAATGTGAACAATGCATCACCAGTCAGCTGGATGTATTCATCATTCATCTGCTTCAGTTCATCCAGCTTGTCAGCCGGACAGTTTTCTTTGACCTTGTACCCATCATCAGTCAATTCAAGGTATTTCATCAGGTCACCTATGACAGCAATCATAAATCATCTTCCCTTTAACAGAATTTCAACAACCTTGGAAGCTGTTTCTCTTGGGTTTCCAGCAAAGTATTCAGCAACCGATTCAGCAACAAATTCCGCTGTGTTGGTAAATCCATAGTCAGACAACCAATCAGAATACTTGTGATTCCGGTCACCCTTTCTACTTCTCTGCATCCGTTCATCTTGAATACTTTTTCTTAATGCTGTCAATTCTGCATTGATTTCCGGTGTTGCCAATGCACGATGAATGGCATGACCAAGTTCATGACGGATGGTGTGCAGTGCTTCCGGGGTTGACCAATACCCAATACCATACTGTTCTTTGGCCACACTTTCCAGCTTTTCCAAAGCCGTTTTTGTACCGACATTCCGCAACCACAGTGATCCATCAACATCAGGATCACTGGATCTGACATAGGCACCTTTCCACCTCGTACTATACCCCTGTGGGAATGTACCAACCCGGTGAAGGTGGTCAAAAGCCTTGGATCCAAAAGTATCTTCCATCTTCAGCATGGTTTCATTGACAGCATTGGCAACATCAAGATTGTACTTGGAATAGTCAGCATGGACACCAAGACTTCTGGCAAAATCTTCAGCTTCAGTCTTATTGCCAGCAGGTGTGAAGACCGGCTTGGCCGGTGGCTTGGTGTTATACACCGGGTTGTTGGCCAACAGCTTGGAATAGTGCTTATATTCCCGGTCAGTCATCTGATCAAGGATTTTATGCCAATCCTTGGTTCCATACTTGTCTTCCATCTGCTGGGCATAGTTCATGAATTTCCGGTTTTCATCGGAAAAGAATGACTTCTTGAACTTGTCATATGCTTCCGGACTGTCGAATTCTTCAATCTGCTTGGTGAAGTTGTTCCACTTGGTGAAAGATCCTTCCACAGCCCACCTTGCCCGTTGCAGGTATGCACACCGGCAATTGATAACTTCAGCGGCACCACCAGCAGGATCACCGGGAAACATCAGACCATTGCTGAACTTTTCATCCAGTTCCCTGATCTGACCATCCACGGCAACATGGGATTCACGGGTCTTCCCATCAAGGGTGGAATCCCACTGCTTCACCACATCGGCACCACGATCCTTGGCCAGATGTGCCGCATCATCAGCGGCACTGCACTGGATCCGGTGGCCTTCCGTCCGTGCTATCCTTATAGCATTATTATATCCAATCCGGGTATATCCTGCCAGTTGCTTGGCAGTCTGGGCAAAGGACACACCGGTTGCAATGGATCTGGACACCTGTGCTGTGATTTTCTTCTTCAGCAGATCCACATCTTCACCAAGTCTGGTATATAAACCCTTGCTGATCTTGGAATCCAGCTGGACAGCCTTGACCATGGATTCCTGATTCAGTGGCATTGTCAGTGGGACACCTTGACCATGCATGTCAAAGATGCTACCAACAAAACCATCTTCATAGCACAGATTCAGATAGTCAGAAACGGTCAGGAACTGCTTGGTCTGCAATTCCTTCAGGATCCCTTCCACCTGTGCCTTCAGCATTTCCTGATATTTGATCTGATAGATGACGGACTGGGGAAGATCCCCGGTGTCAGGATCAAACCGCTTCATCAGCTTTTCAATCTTGGCATTGATGTCCTTCAGTGCCACACCATAAACCTGTTCAAGCCGCTTGATGACGGCCTGTTCATTATCAAGGAATTGTTGCTGAACCAGCTTCTGCCGTCTGTTCATCGGTCACCACACCTTCCAGTGTAGCCTGTGCATCCACAGTGTTCTGGGGTTCATTCAGCTTTTCCAGCTGACCCTGAAGTTCATCAAAGTCCCAATCCATTTCTTCACAGATGGCCTTCAATGCCTGTTCATCACCCACATTGGCCGCAACATTCAGAATGGTGTTGATTCTGATCTGCTGGGTTTCAGCTTCAGTCTTGGCATTCTGGGCATTTTCCTGTTCATTGGTAGGAACAATATGTTCAAAGTGGATTTCCACATCACTGTACTGATAATCAGTGCCGTTGTTGGCATTGATTTCATCCAGCACCACCCGGATGATACCCTTCAGGAACCGCTTCAGCCGCTTTTCCAGCTTGCCAGCCTTCAGTTCCAACAGGGTGTATCTGGATCTGATCACCACATTGGTGATATTTCCATCACCCATCTGGGAAGAATTGAAGCCCATACCAAAGCGGTAGATGTTTTTTTCATCTTCATCAGCCTTGGTCTTTCTGGCCTGATAGGGGACATCCACAGTCAGCACTTCCAGACCACCTTCAGCATCAACACCCATGATCTTCTTGGTCTTGATGTTCTGCTGAAGTTCAGACAGATCATCACCATTGAAGCCCTTCACCAGATGGATGGGGGTGTCAAAGTCCTGAAGGTTGTTGGACAGGCCACATTCCATCATGTCATAGTCATCAATCAGACCCTTGATGGGCTTCAGGCCACTGAACTGCTTCATGTTGTTATCCAGCCGCCAGAAGGGGATGAAGCCAAGGCTGTCACCATACATGGCACCGGTCTTGGGATCCGTCCACACGATATTAGGCCGGGGATTCAACAGGGCATTGTCATCCAGAGGGATCTTGCCATCATCCACCTGTACATAGAACCAGATCTGATCCTTGCTGTGCACTTGGATCCGCTTGATCAGCTTCTTGTCCTTGCCAACACGGTCAACATACCAGTAGATGACATATTCACAGCCATCATCAGTGTCCTTGGCACGGACTTCAACCACACCCAGACTGTCAGCATGTTGGAAGGCCAGCCGATCTTCAGCATTCTTGAAGGCATACAGATAGTCAAAACCCTTGGCATTGGTGCCGGTGATCAGTTCCTGAACTTCTGCCCAGAATTCATCATCAAAGTAGACATCCAGATGATCCTGAAGACCTTCAGCCGTTGCCTTGGCCTGAATGGGGTTTTCCTCAAAGGACAACATATATGCGGCCAGCTGATCCACCAGTTCCGTGAAGAAGGGGTGACAGATCCGGCTGTTGGATCTTGCCTTGTCTTCCACCAGAACACCGTCCGTGTTGTAGTAAAAGACCCTATAATTCAGGATGTCATGTTCCGCTTCATAGTACCGCTGACCAATCATGGCCAGCCGCTTCTTTTCGGACATCACATCATCTTCAATGAATCGTTTGATTTCAGCTTCTGTCAGCATAGTTTCACCACCTAAAAATTCAAAAGCGGCAAAGATGCAAGCACCATAGGCGGTCACCGATTGTCACCGCCCCGGAGGTAAGTATTTTACAGCCTTCACCCCATATGTAAAAGTGAAGGCCGCTGGTGCTGTACATATTGCCGGTCAAATTAACCATTTATTCTTCTGAATGAATCTTTCCAGTGCATACCGCATGGCATCCATCAGGTGATCATCACCATCAGGTTCATTCAGGGATTTTCCAAACTTGTCTTTTTTCCACTGGTATTGGCTGATTTCCGTCAGGAAGTTGACACACCGTGGATGGATGATGATTTCAAGATCCTGAATCCACTGGATGCCATTGTTGACTGAATCCTTGCCCTTCTTGGCACCCTTGATCCGGGTCAATCCCAGACCCTTCAGCTGATCAATGGACTTGGGTTCAGCACAGTCGGCGGTGATCTGTTCCTTGGCATATCCCATCCGGCTGACTTCCTGATGGATGGCCGTGTTGGACATGCCTTTCTTGTACATTTCATCCCAGACATACAGCCGTCTGTGTTCCAGTGAAATGAAGCCACAGAACAGGGCACTGGGGTCATTGGTGTAGCCAAAGTCCAGACCAAAAGCGGATTGCACATCCTTGGGAAGATCCTGCAATGTGAATGCCTGTTCTGTCCATTTCTCATAGATCAGACCATCAATCACACCCCAGTTGCCATCACCAGCAACACTGAATCTTCTGGGGTTCTGCCGCTTCATCCGTTCAAATTCCTGCCGGTCAGCTTCAGACAGCCATTCATTGCACCGGTATGTGGTGGTCAATGCAAGGATGTCCGGATCTTCCACATCAAAAAACCTTGCCTTGATCCATGTCCGGTCAGACCATGGGTTGAATGTCAGGGTGATCTGCTTCCACAGGCCATCCGGACAGTCACCCAGCATGGATTCAGCAAGGGTGTCAAAGTCTTCTTCCTTGGTGATTTCATAGGCTTCTTCAATCCACATCCAAGACAGGACACCCACTTCCACGGCAATGGATGTGATCTTCAGGGGATCATCCAAGCCACGGAAATAGATCTTCTGTCCTGTGGGAATATAGGTCATTTCAAGGGGGGATTCTTTGATCTGCCACAGATGTTCCACTTGGAACCGCTTGATTGCCCATTTCAATTCTGTGAAACAGGAATCCTTCAATGTCCGGTATGTCTTACGGACAACCAGCATGTTGGATTCCGGATATTTCATGATCCGGTATATTGACCGCAGTGCCATAGTTTTGGACTTCTTGGATCTTCTGGATCCCTTCACAGCTTCGTTTCTGTATCGTGAATGCCAGAAGGTGGCATATCCCTTGCCAACCAGATCCGGCAGGTACATTCTCACATGTTTAGTCTTCAAGGGCATCTTCACCACCAAACACAGGAACGGTCACTTCCACCTTCAGCTTGCTGTCATAGGCACCCTTCATCTTGGCCAGTTCCGTTGCCGCCTTGATCCGCATAGCGTTGTTAGTCCGGACTTTCATGACCTTGGCTTCAGAAACACCGTCACCACAGAATTCATTGACCACCACATCTTCAGTGGTTTCACCCCGGATCACGGTGGTCAGATATTCCTGAATTTCACGGATCCCGGCAATCTTTTCAGATGCCATTTCTTCCGCTAATTCCTTCAATCTGGCCTGAACCTTATCATTTTTCAGCAACCGGTTGGCATTGGCATAGACAGACCGTTCTGTCTTGGCATCATATCCGGCAACCTTATAGGATTCTGTTGCATTGCCGGTCTTGGCATAATGCAGACAGAATGCTTCCTGTTTGACATTCAGCAATGCAACCACATCCTTTCCACGCAAAAAAGCACCATCCCCAACCGGGACAGTGCTTTTTTCTTTGTATTCTTACACCTTATACTATACCACAGGTATAGTATAACATTCTATCTCACCGACCAATGTTTCCAGACCTTTTTTCTTGTATCTCCACACCTGCATGTAAGACTTGCCCATGTCAGCGGCCACTTCTTCCCATGTCATATACTGAATGAAATGCCGGTGCAGTGCACCATATTCCATGGGCGGCAATTTCTCCAAGGTCTTGATCACCAGATCCCTGTGATCCACATAGCGGTCAACCAGATCATCAGTGTCCTTGGCCAGATCTGCCAGCTTTGCCGCAACATTGCCCACCCGGTCAGACACACCACCACCATGGGGCATGTCTGACATTTCCGGGGTGATCTTGGTGGCCAGTGCCCACAGCTGATCCCGTTCAGTAATCTTGGCATCAATCAGTTCATCCAGCTTCCTGACCTTTTCAAGCCAGTCAATCACTTTCTGCATGTCAATCACTTCCTTCTGTCCATGATGGTGTCCAAGATGTGTCCAAGATAAAAAATTCATCTTGGACACCTAAAAACCGTTGTGCCGCAACGGTTTTTCGGATTGCTGTCCATGATGTCCAAGATGAATCCCCTATATTCTTATATTTTTATATTTTACAGTGTCATAGACCCTTCACAGCTTATGACTATATAAAAATATTAAAGAAGTTGAAAATATCTTGGACATCTTGGACATCTTGGACAACCGCATGAATAAATTTGTATATTCCCATGAATACCGGGGTTTTTCAGAACTTTTACAACTGTTTACTGTCCAAGATTGTCCATGATAACCCGGACACCAGTCAGATCTTCAGCAATCTTCATGATTTCCTTCAGATCTGTTTCACCTTTCTGAACAGCTTCAAACCAGATCAGTGCATAGTCCATGAAGCGGCTTCCCCGGATCTTGCCAAAACCAAACTTGTCATGTAACACCATCAACGGGATTGACATGAACATCTTGAATGCCGTCCGGGTTGCTTCATCGGTTGCTTCCTTCTTCAGCTGATCAATCTGATCCTGTGTCAGCATGTAAACCTTGGGCTTATCGGCCTTCTTCCCGGCCTTCCGTCTTTCAGCCCTGTTCATGATCATCACCTTCCTTCACAGATGGCTGATTCTTCACACATTCAATGGCACGATCCAGAACAGCCCGGAAGAAGATGTCACCAAAGTTGACCTTGGCATTTTCCAGATCTTCAATCAGCTTCCCACGGTCAATCAGATCAGCCATGGCCACCACCGTATATCTGCCGGTACCCATGCAGAATCTTGTTCCGGTACACTTCCCGGATTTCTGCATTCTGTGTCCGCTTGTGGATCTCCACCCATGCCGGATGGAAGTCTTCTGCCCATCTGACGGCCTTCCACCATTCCAGTTTAGACTTCACCGCATACTTGAACAGGTACCACAGCTGTTCAATATAGCCCACTTTCCTGTACCCCATCAGTCATCACCACCAATGATCAGGTCACTGTGGGGCAGGTTGCGGATCCAGTCACAGAAGACATGCCATTCATCCAGCTTGTGGTTCTTCCGGCTGTGGTAGATGTTGCACAGCACTTCATAGTTCAGCATGACAGTCCGCTTCTGGTTGTAGGAACTGGGCAGAAGCTGGATCAGCTGTTCCCATGCCCACTTGAAGCGGTTGGCCAGATAATGCTTCCGGTTGGCTTCCAGCCGGTCAACCAACTGCTTCAGCAGATCCAGATTCCACGGGGACAGTTTTTCATGGCTGAAGTCATCCAGCGTGAATTCCTTGGCATGGATCTTGTGCATGGTGGAACAGGAATTGGTCACGGTGCCAACCTTGTAGGTGTCAAATTCCTTCCACCAATACAGGGGTGCATCAATGGTCAGGAAGACCGGGATCATCCGTCTGTACTTGGCATGAACGGCACCACCCTTGGCCAGATTGGTCATCAGCTGGTGATCAGCATCACCAAGGAAGAATTCAAAGTCAGCACATTCAAGGGTTTCCGGATCCTCAATGTGGGTCTTGTGGCTGTCGGACTTGTCCCAGCTGTTCATGGGGTTCCGCATACCTTCAATGATGATTTCCCACTGTTCAGGGGAAGGCAGGACAGTTCTTTCAATCGTCAACATAAAATATCAACCTTTCAAAATTCCATTTTCATGATAGATTTCTTCCAGTTCACGGGGTGGGATCTTATTCCCAATAGGAAGGAACCGGATGCAGTTTGCAGAAATATATTCCATGGTGCCATCAGGGGCTTCCACCAGTGCCCGGTCTTGGGTACCAGACACCGGAAGATGCAGTTCAGACCACTTATGGAAGAATCCCAGTCTTTCAGATCCATCAGGCATCAGAACGGCCACTTGCCGCCTTTCCACCGTGATGGTGATTTCACGGATCAAGTTTGCCATCACTGATCACCGCCCTTCACAGCATAGTCATTCAGATCCGGCTTGTGTTCACATGTCCAGATGGCACACAGAATGTTCCAGCAGAAGGCACGGTCATGGGGTTCATCATTGTCACCCCTTAACCACTTCAAATAGTGCCGGATGCCGCTGTTGATGAAGGACTTCACCGGAAGACCCTTCTGCCAGTTGTTTTCACCGTACTTTTCAGCACCGTCTTCAAAATGCTTGGCCACTTCCAGAAGCATGTGGGGCATACTCCAATTCCGGTCATCACAGAAGAAGTCCACCGCATAATACAAGAAGATGACCTGACCTTCTGCCATGAACTTGTGGATGCACTTCATCACAAGGTTGGGTTCCCCACGGGAATTCATCTGCTGTGCCACCACATCCAGCGGCATCAGATCACACCGGCCTTTGCCCTTCTGGATGTCCCGGACGGCACCGGAATCAAATTCCGTCCGGGATCCGCTGTCTTTAATACTCAATTTACAAACACCCTTGCCTTTCTTCCATTGATCCGCTTGTCCTTGACCATGCAGTTCAGCTGTCTGGTGATTTCCTTGCTGAAGTTGGCCAGACCCATGCATTGGAATCCATTGTCATGGCAGAAGATTTCATACATGGAATGAACCAGCTTGGTTTCCTGATTGATGATTTCTTCCTTTTCTGTTTCAGCCAAAAACAAAAGAATCGGATTGTTGTATTCCGTGTATTCCTTCAGTTCCTGATCCACCTTGCTGGACTGGGTGAAGGATCTGTTGATCAAGATCTGCTTCAGACCGTCAATGCCGATCTTGCACAGATATTCCATGACTTCCTGATCCTTCAGCTTCCAAGCAATATAAGGATCATAGTCAGGGTCATTCTTGCTGAAGGTTGCATTGAATGGGATGATGACCATTCTTCGCAGGACTGCACCGGTTCTGTCCTTCATCCGGGGGATCTGGTTGGCACTGAAGATCAGCTTCACAAAAGGCTTGTAGAAGAACAGAGCATCACCCTTGTTTTCAGCCTTCAGCATGTTGCCGGACACAATCTTCTTGAAGTGTGCGATGGCCTTGCCCCGTAGGAATTCATCAGAAATGTCATCACCGATGTTGGCCAGCTTGCCAAACATAGTGGCCGGTGCAAAGCGTTCATCAAGTTCTTCCAGTCCCAGTGCGGAAATGTTATGAACACCCAGCACATCTTGGAGCATCTGAAGAAACGTACTTTTACCATTGGACTTTTCACCAGTCAGGAACAGGGACACGGATAATTCATTCCGTCTGAAGAAACAGTATCCAATGCATTCATCCAGCAGTTGCCGGATTTCCGGATCATGACAGGCCAGTTTGTTCAGTGTGGTGTCTGCCAGTTCATTGGATGCTGTGGGGTTATAATCCCACGGGATCTGATTGGTGATCACCATTTCCGGTGAAAAACCTGTCAGGGTGTCTGTGGCAATGTCATACACACCATTCCGGAAGGCAATCAGATTGGCATCCGCTGTGGGTTCATTGTCCGGACACATCACTTCAATGTACTTCAACACTTCCTTCCGCTGGGAATCTTTCATCTGTGGGTATGCCTTCAACATCATATATTCAATGTTCCGGTATCCGGCAGTATAGATCCCATCTTTGTACACATGCAGCTGACCATTGATCCGCTTGATGTGACACTGATTGATCATCCAGTTGGCAAAAGCATCATGCAGGAACTTCTTACCTTCAAAGAAGATGGGCTTTTCAAAGGC